TTTTGACCCTGATATAATTGGTGAGAAGCAAGTAAATCCAGCGCTCATTGGCCGAGCCACTTATGTTAGAGCTGATGAACGCGGGCATTGGTTTGAGCCTGTTTTGGATAACGAAGAGCCATTAGCGCAGCGGCTGATGAAGGCAGATATAACAGAGCTGCGGGCGTCGAGCGGGGCAATAAATCATCTGGTCAGAAAAGATGCGGGTGGGCTAATCAGCGTGTGGCCGGTAGGTGAGCTTGCGCTGTTTGATATCAATGAGTGGCGACTACCAGCGAACGATTTCGCTGTAATCGAAGCGAAGACTGAGAAAATCGCGGAGGCAATCCCGGAGGCTGAGGAATCAGCGGTGGATGCGGTCGAGGAATCGGTTGAAGCTGATAATAAATCAATTTCAATAATTCCTATGGAGGAAAATACTATGGACGAAGAGAAAATCGTCGAAGAAGTAAAGGCTGAAGAGCCAAAAGTGGACATCAAGGCAGAACTTGAATCCATGAAGAAATCCTTGCTGGAAGAGCTGAAGGCAGCTCCCGGCGAGGTCAAGGGCGTTCCAACCGTCAAAGCGGCAAAGGAATCGCCCTCGTTTATCAAAGCAATGCTGGCTTGGGCACAAGGCGATAACCCACGCGGTTTCAAGGGCAACGACATTACAATGGGCATGAAAGCCAATCCCTGGGAAGGTGGAACTGACAACGAGGGCGGTTACGCCGTACCAGACGATTTCTACAATCGCATTGTAGAACAACGCCAGGAACTTTCCTGGGTTCGTCAGGCGCCCGTCACCCGCTTTGTAGTCAATCACGACCGCATCCTGATCCCAACTGAAGGTACGGCCGCGACAAGACTCATTCTTACCGATGAAGAAGCCACTTATAACGAAAACGAACCATTGTTCGGGCAAGTTGCGCTCACAATGTACAAATTCACCAAGATGTTAAAAATCTCGGAAGAAATGCTTGACGGTGACGCTGTTGGGCTGGAGGCTTACATCGCTTCCGTAGTCGCCCGCGCTTCTGCTGCTGCTGAAAACTACTACTGCACAACCGGTGCTGGTGGCAGCGAACCGCAAGGCATCATCAATGGAGCGACAGCTTCTGGCATTACCAACGCAGCCAAAGCCACTATTTTGGCAAGCGAAGTTATTGCAACAATGGGTAAGGTGGCATCACCTTACCACAACGCCAATTCTGGCTTCCTGATGACTGGGGCGAGCAAGTTCCACGTCATGGCCAGCACCGGCAACAACTTCCTATTCATCCCGACCCCATCAGGCGGCGACATTTTGGGCTATCCCATCTACATCGCTCCCGATATGGATTCTGTCGGCACTACCAGCGGCAAGGCTGTTTTGTTCGGCGACTTCAGCATGTACGCATTCGGCGAACGCCAGGGCTTGACCTTGAGCCGCAACCCGTATGTATATCAGGCTAACGGACAAATTGGTCTGTTTGTAAAACAGCGCTTTGGTGGCGCAGTATTACAATCTGCTGCCCTGAAGTACTTGACCTTAGCCAATGCATAATCCTGAAAGGAAAATAATATGAACCTCTTAGGAAGAACAAAAATTGTCCAATCGGTTGCGCCTGTGACTTCATCTACAGCGCTGGACGAAACAGAAATTGACTGTCGTGGTTTTGACCGCGTCTGCCACATTATCAACGTTGGGGCAATGACCGCAACCGGTACTTTTGATTACAAGGTGCAGGAAGATTCGGCTACTGGCATGGCGACTGCCGCCGATGTAACTGGAGCGAAATTGACGCAGGTCTTAGCTGCAACTGGCGCAAGCAAGGTGTACGCGATTGACATTCCCGTCAATCCTGCCAAACCGTTCCAGAAAGCCGTTGCCGCTTGCGGTACTGCCAATGTGACCGTCGGTGCAATTGCCGTATTGTACGAAGGTTCGGGTACGTTCCCGAAGACCGCCGCAACTGAGGCGATCATCCTCTAAAAGTTAGTGGGGGATAAGAGAGGGAGGGGACTAACCCTCCCTCCGACCCCGAAAGTGAGAAAGTTTTATGGCTGACCAAGTTGTAACAATAACGCAAGACAGCGTTGAATATCCATTGCAGAAAATTCAATGGGATTGGTTGAGCGCAACCGGCGGGGCTGTAAGTTCAGCCGCTTCTGGCTGGTATTGCGGCAAGATCGTTAAGGTCAGTTTGGCTTCTGATTCCGGTGATACAGCGCCGACCAACCTGTACGATGTGACCATCGAAGACGAAGACGGGTTGGACGTGTTGAGCGGCAATGGCGCAAATGTGACCGCAGCGGCAACCGTATATATCAACGACCCGACCAAAATGCTGTGGGTTAGATCGGGCACGCTAACTTTGAAAGTGGCGAACGCAGGCGACGCAAAGGGCGGCGTGGTGACAATGCTCATCCAGCGCGCCTGATTGGAGTAATGATGAAAGTCAAAATCTTAGTTCCATTCCGGTTTGAAATCGATAAGAAAGTGGTCGAGTTCGCACCGGGATTGGGCGAATTGCCAGAGGAAGCGGTTGAAGCTTTTGTGCGAGCTGGTTATGTCGCGCTTATTGATGATGAGCCTGCGGTTAAGATAATCAATAAGCCAAAAGTAAAGGCTACTAAAACAGTCAAGAATGGTGAGGAAGCCGAATGAGCTACGCAAGCCTGACTAATCTAAAAGACTATTTAGGTATAAGCGTTGCCACGACCGAAGACGACCCTCTGCTTACTGACTTGCTCACACGAGCTGAAGGTATAATTGACGCTTACACTGGCAGGCGTTTTGAAGCTGAAACGGCAACCAAGTATTTTACCATTGACGATATTGACGGGCAGAACTTGTATTTATGGGGTTACGACCTGCTCTCTGTGACCAAGCTGACGAATGGCGATGGGGATGAGATTTCATCTGGAAGCTACAAGCTATTTCCGCGCAATGACAATCCGAAGTGGATTATCAGGCTGAATGAAGACAAGGCGTGGAGCTTTACGAATGGCGATAGCGAGATTAGCGTTGCGGGCACGTGGGGATTTAGCGCAACCGCTCCCGCTGATATAACGCACGCTTGCATAAGGCTTGCAGCTTTCTTATATCGGCAAAAGGACACCAGCGCTGATATTGACCGACCGATGGTGACGGGCGATGGTGTTACGATCATGCCGAGCGGATTGCCTTCAGATGTTCAGAAATTACTTGACCGGTATAAGCGAAGGGCGGCGGCATGAGTGTGATAATGAAAGTTTACAGCGCACTTGAGGCGAAATCTGTTACAACCGCTTCCGGTAAAACGCCGATTGTGTATGGGCTGAATGAGTTGCCAGAGAATATCACAACCTCGCAATTGCCTTGCAGATTACTTCTTCCGGTGGGTGGAACTCCGGGAGAAGGGCGGGATTTGAGCTTTATCGCGATTGGAACGGGGGTGACGGTCAATTGGCAAATTACCGACCTTATGCTCTGGCAAGCAAGTGAGCAGGGGATTGGACTGAGAGAGTTTGCCCCAGAGATTGTTGATTATGCTGGTAAATATGTGGATATGCTGAGGGGATTTAGATGCCCTTATGCTAATACCGCTTTGGAGTCTGCATCAGTGACACCGGGCGAATATGAGTGGCCGCGTGGAAGCGGGCGGTTTTACGCTGGCGTGCTTTGCCAGTTGAATATCAAGGAGGTAGTGAGTGGATAAGATTAAATATATTTATAAAGGCGGAGGCTTCTTCAATGGCGTTCCAACACGGGATATGAGTGCTGAAGAATGGGAGAAGCTGCCTAAAGAAATTCAAGATGCGGCTTTGAAAGTCGGTCTTTATGTTCGCGAGAAAGAAAAACCAGAGGTAAAAGATGATTAATTCACTTAATGTTTTACAATTTGCATGGCAATCCGCATTCGGTACGGCTGCCCCAACTGCAACAGTAAAATTGCAGAATGTGTCCAGCTTCAGGATGCGTCCTGAATTTGAGACGCGTGCGTTAGATCAGTTACGGGGCTCGCTTGCTCCGACTTATCAATCTACGCTGGATAATTATGCTGGTTCGGCTACATTCGAAGTCAGCGACGAATCATTTGAGGATGTGAATTACTGGCTTGATTCTTTGTTTGGTACTGTTAGTCCAACTGGGACAGTTACATACACGCGCGCTTATGCCGCACCGCTTACCAGTGCTACCACTCCACATTTCATGACGCTTCAATATGGGCAGAGTGGCAGTATCTGGCAAATGCAGGATGCATCGGTGGCAAGCCTGACACTTTCCGGTGCCAATAATACCGGCGTGCAGGTAGGCGGTTCTATTATTGGCGGGAAAGTTACTGCTGGCACTTATACAAGCTTGAATGACCGGACGGGAACGACCAGAATGAGCGGCTGCATGGCTAAAATTTCTGTCGGAACGTGGGATGCCGCCTCACTTACAGATT